CCAAACTGATGCTGATAAAGTAGCAGTATTTTGTGCTCGTCGTTTAGGGTACCCTCTTACTGATGTAGAATTACAAGATATTAACTTTTATACTGCGTTTGAAGAAGCAGTAACTACATATGGTAATGAGGTATTTGCTTATCAAGCAAGTGAAAACTATTTAGATTTTGAAGGATCTGCTACTGGTTCAAATGCTAATTATAAATTAACACGTCCTAACTTGGGAGCTATTATAAGATTAGCTGAAGAATATGGGAGTGAAGCAGGTGTAGGAGGCACAATAGAGTATCATACAGGTAGCATTCAGATGACATCAGGTCAACAAGTTTATGATTTACAAGAATTTGCTACTTCTCAAAACTTAGAAAAAGCTAATATCGAAGTTAAAGAAATATTCTACCAAGCACCCCCTTCAATTGTAAGATATTTCGATCCCTATGCGGGTACAGGCACTGACGTACAAGGATTATTAGATACATTTGGATTCGGCAACTATAGCCCAGGCATAAATTTCTTATTAATGCCCATTAACTATGACTTAGCTAAACTTCAAGCCATTGAATTTAATGATATGGTTAGAAAATCTAACTATAGTTTTGAACTTATTAATAATACTATCAGAATATTCCCTATTCCTAACCGAAATACAAAATTATATTTTAAATATATTTTAAAATCAGATAGAAATAATCCTTATGTTTCTGGAAGTTTAGGAACGGGAGTTGTAACTGATATTTCAACTGTACCATATGCTAACCCAACATATGCTTATATTAATTCAATTGGTAGACAGTGGATTTTTGAATACACATTAGCACTTGCTAAAGAAATGTTGGGTTATGTAAGAGGTAAATATGGTACTGTACCTATCCCTAATGCTGAAGTTACTCTTAACCATGGAGACCTCATTTCCGCTGCAACAACTGAAAAAACAGCATTATTAGAAAGATTAAGAAATTATTTAGGTGAAACTTCACGTAATAAGTTATTAGAAAAAAAAGCACAAGAAGCTGAGTTTTTGCAAAAGGATTTAAGTAACATACCCTTTACAATCTTTATTGGCTAATGGCTTTATTTGGCAGACAACGTGATATAAATTTGTTTAAATCAGTCAACCGTGAGTTGTTGGGGGATGTTATTACTCAACAATGTGCTGTATATAAACTTAGATTAGAAGAAACACGTTTTAATCTTTATGGAGAAGCAACGGGAGGTAAATTTTATAATGGTCCTACTTTATTTAATGTGTTAATAGATAGACGAGATCAAGAATACCCTGAAAGTGAATTAGGTGTAGATTTTGCTTGGGGAATTACATTTAAATTTCTTCGTGCGGATTTAGTTGACGCTAATGTAGTAATGGATGTAGGAGATATAATCTTATATCAAGAAGGATATTATCAAGTAGACAAGGTTATTTCTAACCAATACTTTATGGGTAAAAACCCTGATTACCCTAATGCTCCTAACCCACTAAACCCCGAACTAGAACAATTTGGAGCTAGCCTTTCAGTTATATGTGAAACACACTATGAACCAGCTGATAAATTTGGCATAACAAAAGAAAGATTCTAATGGCAGGTAAAACACCAATCCCACCCTCACAGCAACAAATTGCTAATTCACAGATCACCTCTTATGATGTTTCGGGTAATCCAAATGATACTTCTATAGATAAAAGGGAAAATAATCAAAATGTAAATCCTGATAGAGCTAACCAAATATCTAAAAAAGGAGATACTTGGAAACCTTTAACAATAGGGATTAAAGATATTGATGAAACCATTAAGTATTATTTTGATTACGTAATTCGTCCTTCTGTAGTACAGAATGGACAACGTATTGCTGTACCTGTAGTATATGGTTCTCCTGAACGTTGGAAATCAATGCAACGTGATGGGTATTATAGAGATAAAAAGGGCAAAATTATGGCTCCACTTATCATGTTTAAGAGGAACAGTATTGATAGAGTAAGAGGTATTACAAATAAGATTGATGCTAATTACCCCCAAACCTATGCTCTTTCTAGACAAAAATACTCTAAAAAGAACTTTTATAACAACATGAGTGTTTTAAATGGGTATGAACCAATCCAAACATATCAAGCGGTTGTAATTCCTGATTACGTAACACTTAATTATAATTGTATTGTTTACACATATTATGTGGAACAGCTAAATCACATACTTGAAGCTATTAACTTTGCAGCTGATTCTTACTGGGGTGATCCCGAAAGATTTAAATTTAGAGCTATAATTAATAGTTACCAAACTGTTACAGAATTGACTGCTGGGCAAGAACGTATGGTAAGAGGCACTTTTGATATTAAAATGCCCGGGTATATAATTCCGGATGTAGTCCAAAGCGAATTAAATGCTATGAAAAAAGTTTCAACTGCTAATAAAGTAGTATTTGATGCTGAAACTACCGAAGCTCTAACTAACTCAAGACAAAACAGATTTATTGAAAATATAAATACTAATTTATAAAGCTTTTAATATATTTATAAACAAAATCTTAATAAAATGGAACAGGTTATAAAATTAACAGAACAAGAAATTCAACAATTAACACAACTTCAAAGCCAACAAGACGAGTTTGTTTTAAAATTTGGTCAACTTGAGTATCAACTTCAAAATCTTGAGTTACAAAAAGAAAAATTAATAGAACAACTTGAACAGTCTAAAGAATTAGAAATGCAAATTGCAAATCAATTAAATGAAAAATATGGTGATGGGGTTATTAATTTACAAGAAGGAACTTTTTCTAAACAATAATATTCTTAAAGAAAAAATTGATATTTATCAATAAACAATAACTAGAACAACATGGCAGAAAACGTAATATCACCTGGTGTATTTCTAAATGAAAATGTACCTGTAACTACAGAAGCTCCTATCATCCCAGCAGGAGCTGCTATTATTGGTCCTACTGTATTAGGACCTGTAAATATCCCTACAATAGTTACTACCTACAGTGAATTTAAGCAAAAATTCGGTAGTACTTATGTAGCTAGCGGCTCTACTTATAGCTTCTTAACCTCTATCTCAGCTCAGAAATTTTTCCAAAATGGAGGTCAAAGACTATTAGTTACTAGAGTAGCTTCTGGTTCGTTTTTTTCTGCTACTTCAACTACTATACAAAATGGGGTGACAGATGCTCCAGCAGCAGCAGCAACAGCAAGTCTAGACGTATTTGCTGCTAGTTTTGACGAAGCCGGTGAAGAAGCACGTATAACATATGAAGGTTCTACCTTCCGCTTTATCTCAGTAGATACTGATACTGATGATAACGTAGCTGGTAACACTTATTACTTTATAGCCTCAGCTACCCCAGCAACAGCTGCATCAAACTTAGGAGATGCTATTGAAAGAGCCCTCTCAGGTTCAGATGCAAGTGGTAGTAATGTTTTATCTGAAGTAAATGTAGTCAGTAATGCAATTGGACTTACAGGTTCAGCAGCTGGATTAAACGGAGAAACAGTTTCTACAGGTTCTGGAGGAGATTTCTCAGTTCAAGATACATTTGCTGGAGGAAGTGATGTTGTTGGTAACAATGCCTTTACTCTTAAAACTATTTCCCATGGTGAGACTATGAACAGCATAGGAGGCACAGAAACCTCAGCAGGTGTGTTACCTAGTGGTTCTAGAGATAACTTAAGATGGGAAATTACAGATGCTAATACATCATCTGGTGATTTTACCCTCACTGTTAGAAGAGGTAATGATAGAGCAGCTGACAAAGTTGTATTAGAAACATTCAGAGGTGTAAACCTTGATCCACGTTCTCCAAACTATGTAGCTCGTAGAGTAGGAAGCCAATACCAATCATTAGAGGGTAGTGGTACTAGTGCTTACATTGCTGTAAACAATGAATATCCAAACGTAAGTAAGTATGTTTACGTATCAAGTGTAAACGCTACTACGTTAGATTATTTAGATGATGCCGGTAATATTAGAGTAAGTGCAGCAACATCCTCAATCCCTGTAAATCAAAGTGGTTCATTCGAATTAGCAACAGGTAGTATTTTAGCTGGTGACCCTTCATCATACTCATATGAATCTATAGCAAACGCTAACATTCAAGGTATCTCCTCAAGCGATTATACAGATGTTATCGCCGTACTAAGAGATAAAGATGCCTACCCTTATAATGTAATATCAGCACCTGGATTAATCTATAGTGAAGCCCAACACGCAACTGAATTAGATTCTCTTATTGAATATGTTGAATCTAGAGCAGATGCAATTATTCCTATCGACTTAAGAAATTATGGAGCAACTGTTGCACAAGCTGCTGATACTGCTGCAAGTTTAAATACCTCATATGGAGCTGCTTACTGGCCTTGGGTTAAAGTTAGAGATAACGACTTAGCTAAAGATGTTTGGGCTCCTGCTTCAACAGTAATTCCCGCAGTATATGCTGCTAACGATGCCGCTGCAGATGCTTGGTTTGCTCCTGCTGGATTTAATAGAGGTGGATTACCTGGAGTAGTAGCAACCGAAAGAGGTTTAAAGAGAAGCTTAAGAGATACTCTTTACGCTGCTAAAGTTAATCCAATTGCTACTTTCCCTAATGCTGGTATAGTAGTATACGGACAAAAAACACTCCAAACTAAAGCCTCAGCTACTGATAGAGTAAACGTTAGAAGATTATTGATTACTCTTAAAGATTTTATTGGCCAAGTTTCACAAAACTTAATATTTGAACCTAACACAGTAGCTACAAGAAATTCATTCCTTTCTATAGTTAACCCATATTTAGAAACAGTACAACAAAAACAAGGATTATATGCGTTTAAGGTTGTTATGGATTCTACTAATAATGGTCCTAATGTCATAGATAGAAACGAATTAAGAGGTACTATTTATCTACAACCAACCAAAACAGCAGAATTTATAGTTCTTGACTTCAACGTATTACCAACAGGAGCAGAATTCCCAGCTTAATATAAAAAACAGACTAAAACTGAAACAAAAATAACATGGCAGAACAAATAATATCACCGGGAGTATTTACAAACGAAGATATCCCTACAATCACAGAAGCAGCAGCTGCTCCAATTGGTGCTGCAGTTGTAGGACCTACTCCACTAGGTCCTGTAGAAGTACCAACTTTATGCACTACCTTTAGTGATTTTCAATCTAAATTTGGTACTACTTTTGAAAGTGGTGGGGTAGATTACTCGTTTCTTACTTCTTTAGCTGCATACAATTATTTTAGACAGGGAGGTACCAATTTATTAGTTACTAGAGTAGTTTCTGGAAGCAATGGTGATTTTGATCAAGCTCAATCTACATTTGTTCCTTCCTCTGGTAGTGCTGCTTCTGTATATAATGTCTTTACATTAAAAACTTTCTCTGAAGGTGCCTTAATGAATGGAACTGGTTCTATCCAGGAGAGAGCAGCAGCCGTTGGTCTTCTTTCAGGATCATTAGAAAGTGGTTCTAGAGATAACTTAAGATGGGAAATCACAAATACTGACTATAATAAAGGAACCTTTACCTTAACCATTAGACAAGGTAATGACTCCCCAACTGCCAAAAAAGTATTAGAAACATTCAGAGGTGTAAACCTTGATCCTAATTCTGACAACTATATCGCAAAAAGAATTGGGGATTCATATCAATCTATTACAGGAGCAGGAGCAAATGCTTACATCGTAAATAATGGTAGCTATCCTTCACTTAGTAATTATGTTTATGTTTCAGAAGTATCTGCCTCAACCCCCGATTTCTTAAATGCCTCAGGTATTAGAAGTAACGATGCTTATACAGCTTCATTACCACAACCTTCAAATGGTACTTTTTATAACGCTGATGGTGCTTTATACCATAGCCAAGAAATAAAAATGGGTAAGAATATTACAGCAGCTAATATGCAAGGCTTAGAAGACGCTGATTATAACAATGTAGTTGAATTATTAAAAGATAAAGACCTATATTACTTCAACACAATCACATTCCCTGGATTTATTGGTAACTCAACTAACCAAGCAACTGCTCAAACAATGATTGACTTAGTTGAAGAAAGAGGTGATTCACTTGCCGTACTAGATTTAGGAGTATATAATGCTGATGTAAGTACTGTATCTACTGCAGCTGATAATTTTGATTCTAGTTATGCTGCTTCTTATTACCCATGGGTACTATTAAATGATCCTCAAACAGGTGCTGCTACTTGGGCTCCTGCCTCAACAGTAGTTCCTGCCTCATACGTCTTTAATGATAATACCGCTGGTGCTTGGTTTGCTCCTGCTGGTGCTAATAGAGGTGCTATTAGAAGTGCAATTTCACTACAAAGAGCTCTCCCTAAAGCAGATAGAGATACTTTGTATGATGCTAAAGTAAACCCATTAGTTAATTTCCCCAATACTGGAATTGCAATTTATGGGCAAAAAACATTGCAAGCCGCAGCATCTGCTACCGACAGAGTTAATGTAAGAAGATTACTTCTTAACTTGAAAAACTTTATTGGTACCGTTGCTCAAGGTTTAGTATTTGAACCTAACTCATTAGCTACAAGAAATTCGTTCTTATCTGTAGTCGTCCCTTACTTGGAATTAGTACAACAAAGACAAGGATTATACGCATTTAAAGTAACAATGGACGATACAAATAATGGCCCCGACGTAATTGATAGAAATGAATTAAGAGGTGCCGTTTACATCCAACCAGTCAAAGCTGCGGAATTTGTAATCCTAGATTTCAACGTACTACCAACAGGAGCAGAATTCCCAGGATAATTAATTTCTTAAAAACACGAATATTTATAATCACAAAATAACAAACATTAGAAAACATGGCAATATTAGATACTAACGAAGTATTTTTCACAGCGTTTGAACCCAAACAGCA